TTCGGCTATCGTAGGTTCAAGTCCTACCTGGTGTACTAATGGGGATTAACTCAGATGGTAGAGTGCCGAACTGTTAATTCGGATGTCGCAGGATCGATGCCTGCATCCCCAGCAAACATGTCTCCATCGTCTAGTGGCCTAGGACTCCACCCTTTCACGGTGGCAACACGGGTTCGAATCCCGTTGGAGATACTAAATCTCTGTAACTCAGCGGAAGAGTGACACCCTTCTAAGGTGTAGGTCGTAGGTTCGAATCCTACCAGGGATGCTATAATATAAGAATGATGATCAAATACTATATATACAACATTTTTTTCAAAATAAAACAAATATTTAAAAAAGATAAAAAAAATAAAGAAAGGTATATATATTAATGGATCCTTTAATTGCAATGTTGCCTAATACAAACAATGATGAAGACTATCAAGAAGGTGCAGGCTTCTATATAGAAAACTATATTAAAAATAATCTTGGTAATACGGGTAAAAATATTTCTAGATTTGGTCATTTAAGAAAAACTGGATCTATTGTTGATAGGTCAACAGAATACTCACTTAATAATTTTGGGTATAGAGGAAATGATTGGACAGAAGTAGCCCCTATCCTTGCTGTTGGGTGCTCTAACACATATGGGCTTGGAGTTCCCGTTAATGGAACTTGGCCAAAAATGTTAGAAGATCTTGCTGGTAAAGCCGTACATAATATTTCTAGGCCTGGAATTTCAATACAAGAATTAATTTTTCAAATTTTTGCTTATTTTAAAACTTTTGGAAATCCAGATACATTAATTTGTCTTTTCCCAGATCCCTACAGAATGCAAGTGCCAGTGAAAAAAAACTTAATTACTGTTGGTGATAATGTTATACATAATGCAATAGAAGATATTCATTTAAGTCATAAAGCACAAACAAAAATATCTGATAGAAGTAAATATATTAAAATTCCATATGACTATAAAGAAATCTTGCCAATGGAGTTTCCTTTATTTATTTCTATGAAGTTGATACACATCCTAGAACAATATTGCAACTCAAATAATATAAAGTTTATATGGTCTTCTTGGGATAGAACTTTGAGAGAGGTATTTGGTAGAATTGATACAAGTTTTAATAATTTTTATAATCATAGTGATTTTAATATGAGCCCTGTTTTAGATCATGAGAACAATCCAAGAACTTGTCATAATGAATACAAGGAAATATTCTTAAAGTATTTTGATTCTGGACAAGATATAGAAGATGGTGAAGAATACGCACACCCTGGAGTTCATCGACAAATACATGTCGCAGAGGCTTTTTACAAAAGGTTAAATCAATGATAATTCTTGGAATAAATGAAACCTCTCATGATGCGTCTGTATCTTTAATTAAAAATGGTGAGATACTTTTTGCTGGTCATGCCGAAAGATATAGCAAGCAAAAGAATGACTGGTATGTGAATGATAGTTTAATAAAAGATGCCCTACAGTATGGTACACCAGATCACATTGCCTACTACGAAAAACCTCTTCTAAAGGCTTCCAGGCTGGCTTTAAGGGGTGGGTCTGGGGATTGGAAACCAAGGTTTGAAATTCCTGGAATTCCTAGAAAATCTTTTAGCCATCACTATTCTCACGCAGCAGCAGGGTACTATACAAGTGCATTTAATGATGCCGCTATTGTTGTTTTAGATGCTATTGGTGAATACAATACCTCGACAATTTGGGTTGGAGAAGGGGATAAGATTAGACTAAAGTATAAGCAAAACTATCCTGTTAGTTTTGGATTATTTTATTCTGCATTTACACAGTTGATTGGGCTAATGCCTAACCAAGAAGAGTATATTATGATGGGTATGGCTGCATACGGAGACTGGAGAAGATATTACAAAGAAGTAGATGAGTATTTCCCAGAGTATGATCAGCAAAAGTATAACTTTCATAAAGGAATCAATGACTGGGGAATGGTAATTACTGAGCAAGACAGATTTGATATTGCTGCAGCAGTACAAATGGTGTATGAGCAAAGACTAAATCAGTTTATGCGTATGGCAAAAAGAATGACTGGTAAAAATAACTTAGTGTTCATGGGTGGTTGTGCACTTAATTCTTCAGCAAATACACTGCTATGGAATATTTTTGATATGATTTGGATCATGCCAAACCCAGGAGATGCTGGTAGTTCTTTGGGTGCAGCAGCAGCACTATACGGAAAGCATCTTAATTGGAAGACTCCATATCTTGGTTATGATCTTGGAGGAGAGTACCCTGTTCAGAAAATTGTAGACGGTATATTAAAGGATGGAATAGTAGCAGTAGCATCAGGTAAAGCAGAATACGGTCCAAGAGCATTAGGAAATAGAAGTATCCTTGCTGATCCAAGAGACCCGTTAATTAAAGACAAAGTTAATCTAATTAAACAAAGAGAACTGTTTAGACCATTTGCTCCAGTAGTTATGGAAGAATGTGCATATAAGTGGTTTGACATGGACTTTACAAGCCCTTACATGCAGTATACAGTTAAGTGCCTACAGCCAGACAAGATCCCATCTGTAGTGCATGCTGATGGCACATCAAGGGTTCAGACGGTAAACAGAGACCAACATCGTGGTCTTTACAGAGTTCTTAATAAGTTTTATCTTGAAACTGGTGTCCCAGTACTATTAAACACAAGTCTAAACATTAAAGGACAGCCTTTACTAAATGATGAAAATGACATTGCTGAGTGGGAAAAAGAATATAACTTTACAATATTAGGGTAACATGCTATAATATATATTGTGACAATATAGTTGCTATCTTTATGTCGGGAAACATTTTTATAGCGTGTTGCAACACTATATTGTCCTTAATTTAACAGTCCTGGGTATGACTTAAAACTACCCAATATTACTTTTTAGGGTGCTTTGGTTCGTATGGTGCAATCTTAGACTTAATACGGCCATCTTTATATAGTCTTACAATCCAGCCATCTTTAATCTGAATAGGATTAAACGCTGCTGCTTTTTTCTTTGGCATTACTTTACTATCCTAAATGGAGAATCAATCCAACTGTCTGACTTAGCAACTGGAATACAGTTAGGGACTGGCTTTCCATCTGCCCCTGGCTTCATTCCTCTTTGGACATATCCATCCCAACAAGGTGCTTGCTTAGCAACTGTTTCAGCCTGACAATCTGGACACTCTTCACAAGTTACGTTTAATTCTTTACAAGTTGGACAACCACAATCTTCGTATGCTTTACCAATTGATGAGTCATACATAGCCATAGCAACTTCTGAATCGATTGCTGAAGAAGAGCATTTTGGACAGTTTGTCATATTATAATTATATCATACCGTTAAGCCTGTTATAAGTCCTGATCCTGTGGCAGTTAGCACAAACCACCTCACACTTTTCAATCTCTTTCTTAATAGCCCTCCATGAAAAACCATCATGGATCATTCTTGACACATTATATTTCTTGTCTCTTATGTGATCAAAGTCTAGGATTATATGGTTACCAATACCACAATCCACACAGCCAGAATCCTCTTTTATCTTAGCAAGCATCTTCTTATACTGTTGCTTATTGTAAGTGTCTAACTCTTTGTCAGTCATTACTTCTATTATACACTGCAATATTAGGGCCCCACACAGGCAATTCACCTGACTTGCGCCACGGTCTCTATCCAATGGGTAACTAATCCATCACTAAGGTCCTGTGTGGGACACTTATATTATACTGCTACTTTGATCCTACTTCTGATATTCTTGCTTTAGAAAACTTCAGCATTGACCCAGAAATTGGAGAGTAGCCAAGGTCTTTAGCCTTTTTACCACAAACGTCAATCATATAGTTAAAGAACTTTTTGACTGATTCATTTGATTCATTTTTCTGTTTTGATGCTATACCGTATGTAAAGGTGGAAATATTATATGCAAATCTATTAGGATTGTTATAGTTAACCTTAACTACTCCGTTAGGCTCTGGAGCAAAATCTTTTAAGAATACTGATGCTGCACTTACAGTTGGCTGCATAAAAGAACCTGCTTTGTTTTGAATTGAAGCAGTCTTTAATCCTCGTGCATAAGATATTTCATTATAACCAATAGATCCGTTAGTTGTTGTTTGAACCATAGCAACACCGTGTGAGCCAGATGCGCTGTTCATGTAGACAGACTTATTTATGTCTCCAGGGAATGCTGCATTAAAGTTTTTGTTTCCTGGCTTTGTCCATATCTTTGGTTCAACTGCATTTAGGTATGAAGTAAAAACTTCTGAGGTACCAGATCCATCTATTCTATAGACTACTTTAATCTTTGTTGCTGGAATCTTTGGAGTTCTATCATTGTGTATGTTTTCAGAAACAATCTGTGGATCATTCCACATAGTTATTTGTCCTGAAAAAATCTTTGCAAGAGTGTCTGTGCTCATTTTAATTGTTGAACTATATTTATCTAAACGATATATAATTCCAACTGGTCCTGCTACTAATGGAATATATACAAATTCTTTAGAAGGCTTTCCTTCAGTTGCTGAGTATGGAACATCAGACATTGCAAAATCTGTAATACCATTTGCAAACATATTCTTTCCAGCCCCTGAGCCCGATGCAGTATACACAACAGAGTCTCCAGTAGTCTTAGCAAAATCAACCCTACATCTGTCTATAAAAGTAGCAGCGAATGTGGATCCAGCACCTTGAAGGTTATAAGCGTATGAGTTGGTAATAAAAAAAGCATTAGCAAGTATGGCTAATGCTACTGGTAAAGCAATGAATTTAAGTTTCATACTTATAGTATATAGGACAAGACTATAAATTTTTGTTATAATTGGTAAACAAATAAAGAATTTTGGGTGAATAATGGAGCAGTTTATAGACGACTGCTCAGGTCTATCAGCCACGAAGATTCAACTTCTGCTAACTCTCCACTCATAGGAGCATCCGTTGTAAAACCTATTAAAGTTTCATAGCGGAATGTTATCTATTATACTACTTAATTTTAATAGACTTGGGCTTTTTATCTTCAGGAACAATGCGTACTACATGAATATGTAGCATGCCATCCTTAAGTTCTGCAGAAGTTACTTCCATATATTCACCCAGTGCAAAAGATCTTACGAACTTTCTTCCTGCGATGCCTTTATGAACTACCTCTGCATCTGTTACTTCTATAATCTCGCCCTTGATAATTAGTGTTCCATTATCTACGGATACGTTAATATCTGCTTTTGAAAAACCAGCAACAGCCAGTAAAATCTTGTATGTATCTTCATCTAGTTTGATAAGATCATAAGGCGGATATGATTGTGAGTTTCCTTTATGTACTGCATTTAATCGACCTAACTCTCTGTTAAAGCCAATAAAAAAAGGATCATTGAATAGATCCAGATATAAGTGATTTACCATTTTATTCCCCTTTCAAGCGAATAAGTTAATTCCCCCCATTTGGGCAGGTAATAATATTATAGCATAGAAAAGCAGGCCTGTCAAATAACAAGCCTGCCAATCTATTTCGTTACTTCTTTGGTGCTGTCTTCTTTTTTGCTGGAGCCTTCTTGACTACCTTAGCAGTCTTTACTGCTACATCTACATCTTCAACTGATGGCATTCTTCCGAATGCTGTGTCTGAAGGGTTGGCTGCTCTCAATACAACGGGCACTAGTGCTCCAAGTAGTGAGTATGCTAGTGTCTGTGGATCTGTTACTCCAGATGCATACAACGCTGTTGCTGCACCAAGAACTGATCTTCCGTATGACGCTAGTACTGCTTTGATTTGTTCATTCATTTTTTTCCTCCTAGGATATTTATTTTTTTGTTAGTAAAATCACTAACAAAACTTAGTATGTTCTTTTTTGATAGTTCTGGGGAATCATTGCCCACTAAAACATTTGTTATTTTTTTTGATTCTAACTCATTTAAAAATTTTTCAAATGTTTCAATAGTAAAATATTCTGCATCTTGTTCTATTTTTTCTTTTTTCAAAGACAGAAGTTCTTGTTCATCTTTTACTATTATTGGAAATACAGATATCATTGTTTTTTCACCATCTAAATCAAACCTATTTTGTTTATATAAAGAATATGGAACTATTACTTTATTATTACAAACATTTTTAAATAAAATTTCATTTGTTACAGATACATAAAATTCAGGGATGCTGCTCTTAACATTTTTTAAACTTTTAACATATTCTATTAAGTAATTTGATCTATCTATATTGTTAGATAAATCATTTACGTTTCCCTGTATTCCGCCAATAGACTTTTCCTGATCATGCACCCATCCTGTTATAATATTGATAACTATTCTATCTTTAGATATTTTTTTAAATGCATTATTTATCATACACAAATATTGTGCAGATATAGCGTAAGGTCTAATTGCTACCATATATTTTATTTTTTTATTTGAGTCTATTGCGTTTGCTATTTTTACAAAATAGTCATCATTAAAAAAAGAGTATGTAAATAATACACCAGAGAAACCATTATCTTCTAATTCTTCAGACAATTCTTTAATGTTAAAATTGTTTGTTCTTTCAAACCAAAAGAAGTTCATCAGATAATTGCCTCATTATAATGGACATCGCATAAGTCAACAACTCTGCTTTCAGAATTTGCCCATACTCTTGTGCTTTCTTCTTCACACAGTTCTTCTTCACATATAAATAAATTAAGATTTTTTGTGTGTTTTAGTACTATCATTACTCTATTCTATCATAGTCTTCTGGTATCATTTTCTTTAGTTCTTTGTATGCCCCAGAAATTTTCTTCATTGAGTGGTAATGTGGATATGCAGAACTAGCAACTCCATACTCATCAAAATATGCTATCTCAGGTTCAATATCAGTAATAAATTTATTTAATGACTCCTGAACATCATCTATATACTGGTATGCCCAATCTCTAGAATCTGAAACAAATTTTAAAAATGCTTCGTTCGATTGCTCTTGATCTGTTTTAGTTTCCTCACTCATTGACTGATGCATAAGTAAAAGGTTGAGGGTGTTGGCAAGTATGACACGATTCTTTTTTACCTGAAAAAAATACAAAGAACAAAATAACAAAGTTAAAAATACAAATACTCCAACCAGAATTGACTCAATCATAACTCTTTACCACCCTCTCTTACTAATAGTACAATTGCACCATTATCTTCAAGCGCTTTTTTTACACGAATCATATACTCTATTGCTTCCCTTTTCTTTTCTACTGTCTCCAAAGACATAAAATCTTTTTCTTTAGCCTTTACAGTTATAAAATTATCATTATCTATAATTTGTAAAGAAAAACCTTTGGGGCAGCGTAATGATCTAAAAGCCCTTTGCATTGCATCTGTGTACATATCACTCCATAGTTAACGATTGCCAGGTTTTACCCCAGTCAGTTTTATTTTTGTGGCTAGAAAATTCCTTAGAGACTTCTCCATTTTCTAAGTAAACTCCTCCCCAAACTCCCCACTCCTTGCCAGAAATTCCAACAGAAAAACATTCTTTTCTTACTGAACAAGAAGAGCATAAAGCATCTATTGCTGGTCTAAGAAGTTCATCTTCTTCGTACTTATCAAAAAATAAGTTTGTATCGTAGTCCAAGCATATTGCATCGTCTTTCCATTTATGCTTATTCATCTACTTCACATACTTATCTGGAATTTCCCAACCTTTACTAGAAGGAATAAACTCTTTTTTCATTTGCCACTTATTGTTTTTGTAGATGCCAAACTTTGAGAAATATGCTTTTTCTGATGGAAATGTTTCAACTACAGTCCATCCATCCCAAGACAGTTGCTTGTTATTGGTTACGATTGATTCCATAACGCTTAAAGAATTAATTGTTTTCATGTTTTTCCATTCTGTTATGTGCTTTGCACAGTTGGTGTATACAAAATTAAAATGTGTATACGTTTGTGTTTATATTATTTAGTTTTGATAAATGAACAATCTTTGAAACAGGTTCTTTTGGATTAGAAAGAAAAGCAAAATGATTTATATCTTTTATGTTTTCCTCTATCCACTCAGAATTAACCTTAAAGAACTTAATATTTTTCTTTCTTGATTTCATTCCTCTTTCAGATAAATTTACAAACTCCATAGCCATCATGTTTATGTTGTTTGGTCCAGCAGAATATATAATAAAATCCTTGTCTTGTTCTTCTAACTCAGAAAGGGCAACAGCCATTGATCGAAGGAAGATGTTATAGTTATCAAAACTACTTGTCCCCTGAACCCCTACTATCATCGTTAATCCCTTCTCTTAGTTTATCCATTATAAAAAGCATCTTATCTAATTGTACCTTATCCATGCTTATTGTGTCAACTTCTTCTGCCATGTCTTTGTCTATTGACTGCCCTGACAGTGGTGCACTATAAAAAATATTATCTTTTATCCAGTACGCTTGGTTGTCTAAAATAATAACCTTTACATTTGTTTTATCGTGATGTTTAGTTGATTGTGTCTTTGCAACTAATTTTCTTGAATATTTTTTGCTGGTATTGTATCTATAAAGAAGCATAGACTGGCTTACAATTGTATTTTTTTTCCTAGGCTTTGATGCAAAAACATATGTAAACAAAACTAACAGGATAGTTATTGTCACCCATACAGCACCATACCAGTTATTCATAGATACCCCTAATATTCATTGTATCACTTTTTTTCTGAAAGAACTCTTATTATTTCCTGCATGATTGTTTTTTCTTCTTTAGACAAAGACTCTACGAGTTTTATATCAAAAGATTTTTCTCCAAGAGTGACCAATGGATCTCTAAGAGTCACATCCATATCTATAAATCCCTTTTCCCACAACCTCATTGCTGTTTCTGAAAAGTAAATAGACATTTCTTTGCTTAAATCTGGATTAAGTATGCTCAGTATGTCTGTTGGTCTGTAAATAGGTTCACCTGTTTCTGAATCTACTCCAATAAACTCAAAAGCACCTTTTAAAATTAGATCGTCTATGATCTCGTCTGGATCACTCACTTTCCAGACTTCTTCCTAGCCTTTGCAAGCGCTGCAAAATCTTTAACCTTGGTTTCTCCAAGATATCCCCAAGCATGACCATCATTAATCATCTTGTCATTAATTGAAACAGTGTCACCATCAAGATAAACCCATCCAAGAATACGTCCATACTTTTCAGAAGAATCCATCTTCTCTGTCTTAATTACTACAGACTTAGCACCATCAATAGCAGACTTCAAATAAGCCTTTGCTTCTAGTCCTAAAGCCTTTTCAGCCTTGTCTGTTGTACGAGACTCAGGTGTATCAATACCAGCCAGTCTGACTCTTGAACTAAAAGAAATGTCAAACCCTAAATCAATATCGACATCAATGGTATCTCCATCAACGACCTTTGTTACTTTCTTTACATAATATTCAAACATTACTTTCTCCCCCATTTAACTTTATTCCAACCACGCTCATGGAAGTAATAAAGGATTGTTTTTGTAACTACCTCGAAACTTGCGATTGCGCCTGCTGTAACTGGCTCTTTGGTTATAAGCCAAGCAATAGCAAATGTATCTGCTGTTCCAATTATACGCCAGGTAATAGCCTTTAGTGCTGATCTTTGTTTGGATACATTCATGATGGCCACTCCATATTGTTAGGCCTGGTAATCAAACTCCAAACTTTAGATACCCATTTCTTTACGTTTTTGCGTAGCCGATATAGCATGAATGTCTGCCCCCAAATCTACTTGTTCAATCTTGTATCCTACATCACGACCATAAACAATGTTGGTAATGTTAGGTAATCTTAGTACCAATGCACCATCCATGAATTCATCCTTGGCAATATATTCTTTTACCTGATCAAACTTAAGAGGATCCTTTTCGCTTGTGTTGTAGGTATTACGGACTCCAAGAAGTACTTGGTCAGTTCTCTTGCCAGCCTCCTTGTAAAGGGCGTGGTGGCCCTCGTGCCATGGCTGGTACCTACCCAGCATAAGAGTTGTAGGTGCAGACCAATCATGAAGACTAAACTTATCAATGATATGAGATGCCTTTGCTTCTGCATCTAGGTTGTGACTAATAAATGATACATCAAACTCTGTTGGGCGCTCAAACATTTTGTTTGTGTCTTCGAATCTACCCTCAGCAATAGTGTCCATAAATACTAGGATGTCTGGCTTACCAAATGCTGCACGAGTTAGTTCTGTTGGACATACAAAGTCAACAATCACTGGAGCAACTCCTTGCTTGGAAATAAGTCTTGCCATTTCTCCCATACGGCGGGATTGCTCAAGTCTATCTTCTGGTGCAAAACCTAAATCTGAATTTACAGTTGCACGAACCTCATCTGCATTAAGATGAATAGCATTAATACGTTCTTTAAGTGCCTTTGCTAATTCTGTTTTACCAGAACCTGGCAGTCCAATAATCTGAATAATCATTAGTAGTCCTTACCCTTTGCCTTGTTTTCAATAAGTTTATCTCGTTCATCAAGAATCGTTAAAGCAAAAGACATCATATTCTTATATCCTTCTGTATTGTCCATTACCTTGTTGTAGTGATGACCACAAAATAGCAGTTCTCCAGTAATGCCAGTAACTTTTACTAAAGCCTCAGCACTACACCTATCACATCGATCATGAGGAGATAGTTGCCAATCTTGCTTTACTTCATCTTTAATCATTGTAAACATTATACTACCGCTTTCTGTTATCAGTGGAGTAAAATCCACTACCGTTGAATACTGCTCCTACATTAGAGTATACACGAACTAGGTTAAGATTGCAAGTTTCACATGTGTACCCTGGGTCAGAATCATTAATAGATCTTTCTTTAATAAATCTTATACCGCAGGGCATACAATCATATTCATATAATGCCATACTACTACTTCTTTTTCTTTTCTTTTACATACCAAACTGGCAGTTTAAGTTCGTCTCCAGACCATTCATAGCCTAAAGATTTAACAACAAATTTAATTATCTTAATACGCATTTCTACTCCAATCTCCATGGTAGTTCTTTTCCAAATTGCCCCTGCAATGTTCTTTGATTTTTAACAAACCCACCGCTAACAGAGTGTGCAAGTTTAAATAAATCTGGAACTGCAAGATCTCCCTGATTCCATTTTAGAACCATTCTTATATCTTTGTTAGTCCAAACCTCTTTAGAAATCCAAGAAACTATTTTTCTATAAGTATCTTCTTCTTCTTTAGTTGGTTCTCGACCATCAAACTTACACAAGTTATTTAGTGATCCATCTTCTGCAAAAAGTGACAACCTTATGGTTTTTTCACCTGTTACAGGATGTGCTTTTACAGAATTAAATTTTTTTAAAATTTGAAGTTCTGTTACGCCCTGATCTGTATGTCTAAACTCTTTTGTATTAACTATGTTAACACACTTAGAAATAAAGTCTTGGTTTTCTTTGCTTAAGTCTTGAAACATTTTTGACATATCAACAAAGTAAGTATGACCAGAGTCTTCATCACATTCAAATTTTTCCATTCTCCAAGTTGCTCCCATGTGAGAGTCTTCTTGAATCTGAACATGCTCTAGATGCCAAGCAAGCATTAACTCTTGTTTACTGGCAAATCTATCACCTTTCATGTGTTTATGATGATCTTCTGTATAGTCTAGTGTAGAAGGATTCTCTGAGTTAGGGTACCATCCGAAAAAATCTCCAAATATTCTCATTAACTCTGTCTGTTCTTCTTTGTTTAAGTTAGCATCTTTAAATACAATGATCTTATCTTTAAAATAAATATCTTTATATTTATTAGGATTAGACTTAATCTCTTCTATTGATGTAAAGTCTACTTTATTTATCAGCATAACTACTTTACCTTATTGCCAAACCTTGCCCAGACTCTTTCGTGCAAAAAGTATCCAAGTGCTTCCCAACCAATATAAAGAAGAGCGCCAAGACTTGCATACTCCCACTCACCAGTAAATAAATAAATTACTCCAGCAACTCCAACAAGGTGAAAAGTTTCCCAACTTGCTGTCTTTAGTAGTGTTCTTTTAGTTGATTCCATTTACTTTACCTGATTTAACTTACCGCCACTTGCTGGCTTCTTTGTTGTTGGCTTAATCTCTTTTGGTGCTGCCTTCTTAATTGGTGCTGCGGTAGTTGCAGATGCAACAATCTTATTTAGTAGTGGAGCATTCTCTTCACCAGTATAAACTGGACGGCCCCAACCAACAACAGCATTAACTAACTTCTTCTTGTTGTTCTTTACATATGCACGAGTCTTCTCTACGCACATTCCGCCATTTCGCTGATCTCCCTTTGCAGTTCCTGAAGTATTTCCTTCAATAACCTGAATAGTTCCATCACCATTGTTCTTAATGCAAAGTCCAACATGTGAAATACGATTTACACCATCATCTGGAAAATCAAAATAGATCCAGTCGCCTGCTTGTGGATCATCATTACGAGCATCTGACCAACGCTCTGCTTTCTTAAACCAATCTGCTGCTACTACTGTTGATGCAGACTTAGGGAATGATTTTACTCCCGCAGTAAATGCTGCCCAAGAAACGAAGGACTGGCACCATGGCTGAAAATTAACCTTGATCCATGCACCATACTTTGTTTCGTTATCTTTAGGGCCTTCAATTGTGCCCACTTCTTTCTTTGCAACCTCAATGATTGCGTCTAATGATCCTTTAATTGCCATAGTATGCCTCCTTGTTGACATGTAGTTCTATTATATCAGAACTATCTGCTTGTTGTCAACAAGATTTTATATTATATTTTTGCTAAGGTTTGACTTAGTGGAGACTTTGCGCCTGCTATTAGTTTTTCAATTTCTTTACAAACAACGGCGTACTCTTCATTGAAAACTTCCATAGATCTACCTTCACCCATTCCAGCAGGAGTTCCAGCCTCAATCAAAGCCTCTTTAAGAGTTTTTTCTATATCATAATTTAGTGTTGTGCAAGCAAAGTGCTTTACAACATGTCCATCTTTGTCAATTAAATATTTTTCAAAATTTCCACCCATCTGGGCACCATTGTAAAATCCAGCATTTAGCCAAGGAGATAGGTAGCCACCTTCTGGGGCTTCTTCTTCTTGAATTGTGTCCTTTATCTGGCTAAGATCTAGCATTTGTCTTGAAATTTCTGCATATAATTCGTGTGGTGGCAATGTCTCTTGCCCTAAACCATTTACGCCTGATGGCAAATCGTTGCCTAGCATATGGTTTAAGTCTGGATTTGGTACAGAAGAAACCATTTCTGAAAACTTAAAAGTAGTTCCATAAACTTCTTCACCGTATGCCTTTGAATCTGCTCCACAAGTAATTCCTTGTGACCATCTTCCTTTAGTTACGCCTGGGCCACAGTAATCGTTTGTAGGTACTGCGATTATTTCAAACCCCTGATCTTGATACTTCTCTTGAAGCCATTGAAGAACTTCCATTTGGTTTGCGTTTCCACAACCAACTGTTGTATTTACAACTAGCGTAACCTTACCTTTGTATTGCTCAAGGTGGTTTGGAGTGCCTTCTGCAGAGGCTAGGGGGATGTCATAAATTGATTTCATGTCTATATTATAACACCCTTTTTGGGGCAGTTTTTGTCATACCCAGGACATTATGCTTACTTAGAGATATAAGGGAAGTTTAGAACTTTTGCAAGAGTTTTTGCATACTCTGAAAAAGAACTGTTATTGCTTCTACTTACATAAGCAGAGGCTGCAATGACTGTTGCTCCTGATGTTGAAGATGTTGCAGACAGTGTTCCATCATATCGAGTAATAGAAGCATCTCCTGGAGCAACTAGGTCCAAGCCTGGTCCTCTATTTGTTACTCCTGCAAAATTTTCATAAAGAGATGGTGTTCTTGGAAATGCTGCAAGAGCACCTACTCCAATAACTCCTTCAACACATGCTGGAAACCCAACAATGTTTTTCAAACTATCATTGCCAGTTGCAGCAAAAACAGGGATGTTCTTTACAGTTAGTTGTGAAACTTGATTTAAAAATGATGGATTCGCACACCCAGAATGCCATGATTTTGTTTTTGTATTAATTCCAGACTGACTAATTGAAACAGCATCAATACTATACTTTGATGCATTCTTGTTTACCCATTCTAGAGCAAGACGAATGGTTGATCCGTCAGACGATGTTGATGAATTTCCAAGAGCAGTAACATTGTAAACTCTTACAAAAACAATTTTAATATTTGGATTAACTGCCAATGCTCCTGCTGTCATGTTGTGACCATGATAGATTGTGTTTGTAATAGACTTGTTCCAAACAACAGCGTTTGCAGATCCAGGACCTTCCATTGAGTTTAACTTATTAGGGCAAGAATTATTTTCTGTAAAGCATGCCTCATAAATTACAGATGGAAACTTAGATGAATCAATGGCTGTATCAATAATTGCTAAAACCTTTTGATCTTGTGCCTGTGCTGGTTGCAGTGCTGTAAACGCAATTGCAATTGATAGTAGTGCTAGTAGTGCTTTCTTCATTTTATTTCTCCTTGTTGTTATTGTTTGATTTTTAAAACTACTTGGCAAGGGTCTCCGCCCTCTTCCCATTCTTGCTGCTCTTCTTCACTCATGTATGGATCTCCATCATGAGTATTACAGAACGGCTCTGTTATCCAGCCACGCTGTATACCATTGTCAAGCCAGATTTCAAACTCGTCAAAATCTGATTCTATGTTTTGAATGTCCCTTAAGATCTCTTCAAATTCTTCGCTCATATTAAAAGTATACTCCTAAAGACTGACAATGTCAACTGGACCCATGCAAGATGGGTTAAATTTAATAGCAGCATTTACTGCTTGAATTACTCTATTCCTTGCATTTTTTTGTTTATCTGTTGCATATAGAACTCCATAAGCATACTCTGCTCCTGAACCCATAGCAAGGTATGGCAGTGTGTACTTAGATAAAGACATGTCAGCAGAACTGTGCTCATAGATTTGTCCACGAACTGCAATTATTAAACCAAGGTCTCCATCTTTAGATGTGTCTACCCAGAACTCATTATAAAATTCTTTTAGTTCCTTAACAAACCTTGTCTGCATAAATCTGTCTGTATCTTTAATGTTGGGTGCAGTTGGTTTAAAGTTGTAACGGATTCTTTCTCCGTCCATTGATCCAGCATATCCAATTAAGTATGGACCTATCTTCCAAACCTTTGGTGCTTCAAGTGCTAGAATAGTACCATCATCTGATGCTCCACGATCTCCAGCCATATAAATTTTATCTTCATGGCGTACAACTGCAATACAGGTCATGACAAAGCCCTCTCCAGATAGGTGATACTTAAGTATACCATTGCCCAGAGAGGGTTGTCAACTAGGGGTGATAATGACTAATTAGCCTTTTTATCTACCGTTTTAAACGCATCATTAATCTCTGCTAATGTGAGTTTTCCATCGTCCAAAAAAGCCCTTGCCAGTCTTTCTATAACTGTTGCTACGCCCAATAGTCCTGCAAGCATTACTGCCTGGACTGTATCAATTCCAACTACTGCCCCAGCACCAAGTACTGATAGACCAGATGCTGCAAAGACTGCGACAATACGCATAAGGATATTAGTGATTGCCTTTTGTGGGTGCTCCTTCTTAGGAGGCTCTACTACCTTTTTAGTTGCCATATTTAGTCCTCCTTTCTTAGCGGGATTGTGATAAGCCAGATTATTGTTGTTATTAGTACTGCAATACCAACAATGTCTCTTGCTGATCCCGTCAAAGTTAGCCATGCGATAAAGAAGCCAAGGAGGGTGAATGCCTGTGCAATTAATTCCATTCCTGCGTCTTTAAACCATTTGATTAATCCCTTGAGTAGTTTGCCTACGAGATTAAAGGCTTTGTTGATTATTTTCATTTGTTCCTCCTTATAACTGCCCCTGCAATTTGTGATGCGATGACCACTGGGATAATTACTTCTTGTGCTTTCTCTCTCTGGTCGTCTGTCATATCCATACCTAATTCAGAGAAATTAGATAGGAGTTCTGTAACATCCACTTCAAATACTGCTCCAAGTGGGTCTGCCAAAAATGCTTCTGTTTGTACTTCTGTTACTGCATCTGCTAATGTAAATGGCATTGGAGTTTCTCCTGCGTCCCCTGCTCTATCTGAGAACTCAACAAATGCTTCTGCAAGTGCTGGGTTAGACTTCATCTGCTCAGCAATCTGTGCAACTTCTGAAGTCTTAATACCAAGGTCTTGTGCAACCTCAGCCTTTGCTTCTTGAGTCAAGGCTCTAAGTGTTTGGCTAACTGCTGTAATTTGTTCAGGGGAAAGAGTAACTAACTTATTATCACTGCTTGTAAGGTTAGCAATAACATTAGATAGATCTTCTTCTGTTCCCGTTCCTTTTTCAGGAACAAGTGCTGCTAATACTTCATCAGTAATTTCTACATCTGGTTCATTCCAAGGGTTCTCTTCTGGCTTTGGATCTGGTCCAGGTTCTGGAGATGGTTCAGGAGCAGGCTCTTCAGTTGGTTCTGGGGTAGGTTCAGGAGTTGGTGGTTCCTCTGGGGTAGGTTCAGGAGTAGGCTGGTCTGTAGGGTCCACTGTAGGCTCTGGAGAAGGCTCTGGGGTAGGAGGCTCTTCTGCTGTAGGCTCTGGAGAAGGCTCTGGTGTAGGAGGCTCTTCTGGTGTAGGTTCTGGACTTGGCTCAGGAGTAGGTGGCTCTTCAGCAGTTGGTTCAGGACTTGGCTCTGGGGTAGGCTGATTGGCTGCAGCGTTTGCTGCTGCTTGAGCAATGGCAGATTGAATTTCTCTTTGTGATTGTTCGTCATAGTAACGCCATGCGTTATCAATTGCGCTGTTAACATTACTAATTGCTTGATTGTATGCGCTGATTGCATTATTTTTATTTTGGAGTGCCGTTGCAACATTTAAAACTGAGTTGTTATATTCATTTGTTTTATTAGTTAGTGTTTGATTGTAACCATTTAATGTTGAAACTGCTTGATTATAAACATTTAGTTTGTCATTGTATACAGCCTGTGCTGAGTTCTTTGCAGCAAGTGCATTGTTGTATTCGTTCGTTTGTTCTTGGGTTGCTCCAGGTCCAGAAGAAAATGTATTTAAATTACAACTAAAGTTTTGTCCCCATACTCTTGGGTTTCCAGAATAGTCACATCCTGCACCAGTCCATCCTCCAGGGATACCCCATCCAAGATGATACGATCCAGGGCCTCCACCGTTGTACCACCATATCTCTACATCAAATGTTTTGTCTATAGTTACATCGTATACTGGAGAGTATGGGCTCCATGTGGCTCCTTGTTCAACCCAGTCATCAATTGCAAGAACTCCATCAATATACATTCTAAACCCATCATCTGTATACCCTGCAAAGTATGCTTGCGTAAACCATTCTGGTACTGTTATCTGTCCAGTAAATTTAACAATAAAATTTTCATACCGATTCCCGCAGACTGGAAGTTGCATAGAGTTTGAGTTCCAGGTGCCACTACATAGTAATTGATTTGTCGCTGCTTGCCCATTAACTCTAATTAAACTGTATACATCATATGCCAAACCAGCACCACCAGCACTATTTAAGGCTTGCTGGGCTGTTTGTAGATTAATGTTGGCTACTCCAAGGGCATCGTAGGCATCGTTCTTATTTTCTAAAGCAGTGGCTACTGTTACTGTTTGTTCATCTACTGCTGATTGGGCTAAGTCTTTTTCTTCAAGTGCCGTGGTTTCTGCGTCAAGAGAATCATCATATAGGTCAGAGGTTTGAGTCTGGGTTTCTTTTGCAGATACGGCAAGGTCATACTTATCCTCTGCCTCTTCAATTAGAGATATAAATTCATCCTGGTAGCCAAGGTCGTCTATGCTGTCGTTTAGTTCTTGTATTTTTTGGGCTGCAACTGTGAGGGGATCATCAGAGTGTGCACCTTCTGGGGAGATAATAAGCCAGCCAAATGCTAATAATGTTGCTGCTGCTATTCGTATTAGTTTTTTAATTACCTTTCCCCCTTGCAGACTGATGTCTGATAGGATGATTATACCATTTTATTGCACAAAAAAGGGGCTACCGTAATTGGTAACCCCTTAAATG